CGTATTATCCTCGACTTTATCCTGCCACTCCTGGATATTTTGAATCGGCGTGGCATTATCCACGTCAGACCACTTCTTATACCCAGTGCTGCCATCCAATGTTTTCTTGTGCGCGGCAGGGAGCTTATAATCGTAGTCGTAACTCATCCGGTTTTCTGCAGTGATCCTGATTTTTCCGGTAGAAAGCAATTGCATCCGCATCCGCTCAGCCTGCACTTCGGCACCGGCAATCAGGTTGGCCGCATCGTCGTAAATCCGGTTCAAGATTGGCTCCAGGGTGGCCCTATTCGACGCGGACAGCAGCTTATTGATCTCCTGCCGGTCTTTCTCACCAATACGCATAGCTTCCCGGAAGAAGGGCATCTCGGTTTCAACCTTTTTGACGCCAATCCGGTCACGCAGGGTGGCCTTAGTGTCAAAGGCCGACGGTGTTAATGCAACCGGTAAGCCCTGATATCCTTTAATCCAACTCAAATCTAACCCAAGTTGCTTTTTAGCAGGGAAAATGGTTGCCCCCAAGTAGGGGATTTTGTTTTCCGCCGCAGCTGTCCAGTATGTTCCAATCTCTCTGGCATTGACCAGGTCAAAGATGGTTTGCGTCATCAGTATCACTCTCCTTACTTAATAAACCTAATCATGGAAAAGGCATCGGCAGCATCATTGCGTACTGCTTCAACAACTTCGACAGGATTGTTGTAAGGCAACGCGTCAGTCTTGATAAAACCGTGAATAATCATAGCCCCTTCCTTTGGACCGTAAGTTACATCAACGTCATACATTAGCACACCTTCCGCACCTTCAGCGCTAGCCGGGTTTCCGCCATTTTCGGGAACAAATTTATCGATGACCGGCTCATCAAGGTTATCTAAAACCGATTTAGTCTTTCCGCCGATGATAGCCCCTTTCGGGATAATCTTCTTACCCTGCTCGTTTGGCGTAACCCCTTGGTCGTCGACCATTACAGCCATAGCAACGTAATGATCCGGAAACTTCAGGATTCCTTTGCCGCTACCGTATTCGGTTTCCACGAACTTACTCATTGTCTCACTCTCCTTAACGGTTTATAATCCGGGAAAGTAGTGCTTCTGGAATTCCAGGCACTTCTTCACCTGGTCGATCTCATTTTTCGCCAGCTTGGCACCCATACTATCGCCGTTATCATCATTGCCCCTCTTCAGTGCGCTGCCCTCTCCAATCACTGGTGGCTTGTCTACGTGCAGTTTACCAATGGCTGCCTTGATGGTTTCGTCTGAAAGCAGCTTGTCTATCTCACCGGCAATCTGCTCCTTGGTGGCTACCTCCGGCACCTGCAGCATCTTCTTCACCAGCGCCTGGGCCATCTCGCCAACAACCTTTTCTTTGAGCACTTCGTCAATCAGCTTTTCACGTTCGGCAGCCGCTTTCTCATCCAAGGCTTTCCTCGCCTCGGTAGCCACCTGCAGCACGTCCATTTCCCCAGTGACGCCCAGGGCCTCTTTTACCTTGCCCAGGGTTTCCACTGCGCCGGTGACTTCCTTCAGCCATTCAGCGTCAATCTCCCCGGCAATATCCTGGGCTTTCCAGCCCATTTCACCTGCTACTTGGCCAACTGTCACTTCCTTGTTGGCCAACATTTGTTTTAACTGAGCCACAATCTCCTTCCAATTCATAGGGTTTTGCCCACCTCCACTTAATATTTCATCCATTTCACCGATGGCCACCACGGCCGTCGGCATACCGGCCCGGCCAAGGGGCGTCCAGTCGATACTCAAGGGTTTGTAGTCCACAACATGGGTTTCGCCGCCCACCTGCTGAAGCTTCGGTACACCGAAAATGCTCACTGTGCGAATGGTCTTAGCCTTAATCCAACGTTTCAGGTCCGCTGCCGCCTTATCTACCACCCCCCGGAAATATGCCTTGCCATCCTTCCACAAAGCGCCAACCCAGTGGGTTACCGGCGTTGGAAATTGGCTATCCACATCCTCCGGTTTCTGGTGTCCCAGAAACCCTGGTAGTCCCTGGTTCATCACCTCCCCGACAATCTTCTGCAAAGCTTCCGGCCTGTAATTCCAGCCCCGTTTTGACTTGCCGGCCGGTATCTCCACCACCACTTCCATCGGTTCTGTATCCCCAGCCTTCAAAGCCTCCAGGTCTGCCCAGGGCGCAAGCGGTACATCCTCAACCTGCATTTCGCCGGATACCACAGCTTGCACAGAAGCCATTTCGCCGACGAACTCAGCCAAAGACTCAGGCGGTTCAAGCTCAAGCTCCCGGTAGTGTCTTAGCAGATGCCTTGCCGCCTGGCGCTTCTGCTGCGGTGTCAGGTTCGGCTCGCTTCTGGCCCCCGCAAGTGCAGCAGCTGCGGCAATAAGACCGGCACGGTTGAGAACAATTCGTCCATCGTCCCGGATCTCATGGTGAGGGCCCCAGCAATCGGCCTGAGTAAGGTCTTCATTAACCGCGGCTTTAACCACTGCATAAACCTCGCGTACAGCTGCCATTATGCCTTCTGTACTTTCTTCAATGCCTTGTTTTAGCAGTCTCCAAATGCGAGATTTGTCAACGCCTTCCCAATCGGCTGTACTGACGGTATCAGTAATCGTGAATTTGTCTGGCACTTTTTCACCTCCTTTCGAGGGTATAAGAAAAACGCCTCAGCTTTCGCCTCAGCGTTTTATTCCTTTCTTATATCAAATTCTAGATGGTTATTAAAATTCAAATACCCTTTTACTGAATAACGAACGATTATAAATCTTTACAGTTACACCAACAGGCTTTAACATCTTAATATCAGACAGATGTTTATCTTTAAACAATATCCAAGACTTAATGTATATATCAACTGCCCAAGGCTTTTCACTAATAGTAACGCTACGTACACGTTTGTACGGCTTAAAATACTCCATGACATCATGTTTAGTTGTAAACTTTTTTTCTAGCATAAGATAACCTCCAACTCCTTAATTCTTTCCCGTCCATTTTAACAAAAACATTACCCACAATATTCACCCCTTTTGAACAAAACGTCCGGTTTTTATATCCCGGACGATTAGTTTTTGATGTATTGGATGCACCTCAATCCTTTTTGCTGGCGGATTTTGTTTTATCTTTATCTGAATCTTTTGGTTTTGACTTTGGTTTTCCACCGTCAACCACCCCGAACATATCATGTGCCAGTTCACGCTTCAACCTTTTTAAATCTTCCTTTGTCGGTTCCATCGGGAAGCCTATACCTATACCATACATACTCACACCGCCTCACGTTCCAGTATGTTTTTGCCAACTTCATTATACCATTTTTCCAGCGCTGGTTCACTATCTGGGTTTTCTCGCCACTTTTTCAGTCTAATAACAAAAGCTTCCGGGCTTTCGTGAACAGGAACAAGCGTGCAGATGCAGTTCGGATGAGCCGGAAAAGGCGGTTCGCTTCCCGGTGGATATACACCCTTGCCGTAGCCTTCATCATGCTCCGCCAACGTATCACAAATGTCAACCACCGGGTGATTATGGGAAAGCACCCACTTCATGCCGATATAGCTTGGGCTGACCCTTGCTGCAGCTATCGTTCCCTCACCAAACGCTGCAGTCATCTCTGTCCGGGCCAGGCGCAAAGCCTCGTAGCAAATATCCTCCGGCACCCGACGCGCCATCCGCTTCATCATATTAGGGTAATTTGCAGCCAGTGTACTCTTCCCCTGTCGAACATACTGCTGTAACATCCTAGCTGTTTTCACGGCATCTTGACCGGTTGCCACGGCTTCCTGGATAATGTCTCGCATGGTATTCCTGAATTTTTCTCCCTGTTCCCAGATGCGATCCGACAGGAACAGCCCCTTTTTCGTTCGTGCCCAGCAAGCCTCCACTGCCTGGCGGTTTACCGTAGCAAACATTGTCCGCAGGCCAGCGGTGTCCATGCCCGCTTTCTTAAACATGTCTAGTACAATAGCTTGACTGTATCCTCCGCCGGCTTCAACTGCCTGTTCAATGTACTGTTCAAAGGCTTTAGTAAGGCTTCCAGTCAGCCGGTCTGCTTCTGCCCTCAATGCCGCCTCCAACTCTTCCAACTGTCGCTTGCGTAAATAATAGCGTAAATAATTTGACGGCGTTTCCATGGCATGTTTTCGCAGTTCCCTTGCCACTCTATCAGCAGCCCGAATATAAAGATCGCGTATTTCGGGGTCTTGGCGTAGTCTTAACTCGATATATTTTTTCCTGGCCTCTAGCGCCCATTTGCGATAAGCACCGGCAGCGTCTTTGATTTCGTCTATTTCCCGGGCCATCAGTCTTCAAGCTCCCTCTCAATTTCCTGCCGCTGCTTATCTAGACCTTCTCCGTCCTCCAATCGGCGGCGCATAATCCAGCTCTTAATTATGCGCTCTCTTTCTCCCGGTATGGTTGGATCATCGGTAGCATACTCCTGCATGGTGTCAATGTACTGCTGGAGTAAGTCAACAGCCGCATCAAGGCTGATGAAGCCGCCAAGTAAAGCCGTATTAAGCGCATTCACCAAGGTGTTAATGGTGTCTGCGTATTCCTTTTCATCCCTTTCAACAACAGCGTCCCATGTA